CTGAATTCGTCTTTCTGTTAAACTTCCACATACTCTTTAAGCTAGAAGGCTCCATCCTTAACTCTTGACACTATTAGTCTATAAGGCCATAAGATAAGCTCAACCAAGCAGAAGATGTCTTATGCACTCCCTTCTATCCAGGTTGCAAAGACTACTCACTTCAAGGTGTTCTCAATCAGCTCACCGGATCTTACCAAAGGAGAACGGGCATGTGTCCTGTCAGCCTACATGTCATCAATGTCTAAGTTCTCAACTCAAGAGGCTACAGTGTCATTTGTTATGAACTTCCTTTCAGTGGCACAACCCGCATTAGCCAATGAACTCACCAGAGCTTCCTCAGTGGATATAGTCAACACACCTATGACCAAGCGGGCTTATATGCAAGCTCTGGATGTTGAGGACAAATCGAAGGACTTCACCCTTCCTGAGGGTTTCCCCCCTCTCCCTAAGAGACCTTCCAACTCTGCAGTGGCTAATACCAGCTCTCTCAATGCCTATGCAGGAGCCGCAATGGTCCTTTTCTCTATCGGGAAGGAGTTCACCCCTGACAATGAGAAGGGTGCCAAGGAGAACCGCCCTAAGGCTCTCAGAGGTCAGTTCTCTATCCCTGAGGAAGAGTTCAAGTCCTCTCCGGGGAGAGAGGATGGTCCGTCCATTGAGTCCTTGGGTCAAGTATACTCTGCTTTCAATGTCTATACAGAGATAAGGTCGATTGTCATAAGGGTGTTCCTTTCTATTTATCGAGCAGGGGGCCATCAGACACATGAGATGGGCCTAATGATGGTTTCGATCAGACTTCTTGACGGTGCCCAGATGACTCATGTCTCAACAGTTCAAGATATGTTGGAAGCTCATCCGTGGCTCCTGAAGGTTCCTGCTCTCAGGCCATCCATCAAGGAGTATGTTGAAGAGCTCAAAAGGTATTCCCAGCTCCCTGCTCCTGTTAGGGGTTATATTAGACTCATAGAGAACAACCAGAACCTCTATTTCCCAGCTTCTAAGATGAAACCTCTTGTTGCAGTTGCTGTGTCTCTCAAAACCGACATAGAGGAGTCTATGAAACTCTACGCAGGAGGGAAAGATCAGTACACAAGCCTTGTGGCAGAGGTCCGTAGGTATAAGGATGGGTTCCTTATGCAACGGGGTGTAGACACCTTGTCCAAAGCGCTGGATATGCCTGATGTCGAGCTTCCTGCTTTGTCTGAATCGGTGGTATTGACTCCTCAATCCCAGTGAGCAACTCAACTTATCTACTTATCCTTGCAATTTCTCAGTTTCTATTCCCCCTGGTATCTGTGTGTGTTAACAAAAACCAACTGAGACACAGCAACATCGCCTCAGCTCACAACTGACCAGTAACGCTTACTCAACTGAGACTTGTATCAACCAAGATGTCCAGAATTGACTCATCAGACTACAGGGATATGATATTTCACCTTGCAACCTACTTCGCTCCTTCAGTGGGTAAACGTCATGTTGATTTTGTGTTTCAGTACAAGTGGGAAGAAAAGTTCAAGAAAGGGACTATCTACCTAGAAGAGGTCTTGAGTTATCTTGAGAAGACTTACCTCTCTGGAGGAGATGGAGCCGTCAGGGTTACATTCGGCTCAAATGGTCCTGATCCACTCAGGGATGGTGTCGGTCCTATTGTGCCTCTCAGGTACTGGAAGCAGTAGTACAGGCATTGTGCGACCTATAGCCTTCTATCCCTGTTCTAAATTACCAAGGGTATCTGTTCTACTCTTATCTCCTCCTTCTTTAACCACTTGTTAAGAAAAATCTGAGACAGAACACCATGTCTAACCCATTGATCAACCCTGAGGAGGCCCTTGCATTTTTGAGGGAAGTTGACGAGGAGATATTCCAGACAGGGGTAGAGAGCAAGAGAGAGGAGAAACGAGGCCCTAATACATCCCCTCTCGGCCTCTCTAGTACACGGATACTCCCAAGTTTTGAGGATAAAGCAGCTATCATCAAAGAGGAGGCAGAAGAAAGTAGGTCCGGATTGCGACGGAGTAGGGAAAGTGAGTGGCCTGACCTCGATGAAGTTGAGACTGTCTTGTCAAATGACACAGATGAGGTAGGAGGTGAGGATCTTAAAACTGTCCTCCGTGGACTGCTTAAGGGGCAGGTGAACCTAGCCAGTTATATGGAAGCTAGCCTATCGGAAATCCACGATACTATAGAGACACTGTCCAGGAAGGTTGAATTCCTTGGTGTACCTTCTGTTCTCAAGGTTCCTGTTGGTAAGGAGAAGGAGAGACCATCCTTCTCAAATCCAAGGTCTGAGCTGTCAACCTACTTCATTCCGGGTGGAACTCCCCCTACTCTCAAAATCTGCAGACTTAAGCTCGTCGAGATCTCTTTGAACACTCCGGGCTCCTGGATGGATGTAGGAGAGATAAACAGCTTGGACTCTACAGTTCTAGCCTTTCTTCAGCAAAACTGGACTGAAGGGCATGTTGTTGCAAAGATATCTAAGGGCAATTGATTTATTCACTTGCTCTAGTGTTAATTAAAAACTGAGACACACCACACTAGCTTTGAGTACTAACGTTCCAACTATGACCCAATCTATCTCTCAGTCTATCCGAATCAACCAATCCTTAATGGAGGTAGAGAGAAGCTGTGAAGCAATTGCAGACGAGATATGCAGTCCAGTTAAGGAAACTAAATCAATGGAGAGAGGTGACTACATAGCCGTCCTTACCCTCTTACAATTCCAACATCCACAATATGTTGGTTTCCTAGAAGAAATGAAGTCAATCAAGCCAGGAAGTCTGGGAATCAACTTTGGGATGACAGTGGAGGGTGATCTACGAGCCCTGCTTAGCAAGTATCTCCCTGCAGAGGTCGCAGTCATAGAATTATCTCCCAATGTAATGACAGGAGAAGGTATAACCACTCGTCTAACCTCCTCTTTTCCTGAGTACCCGGTAAGGGATCTTGACTTAGGGTTTTATCGAGTTCTTATTGAATCAATGTCTCCTGTGGATGAACGTGTTCTCCGGGCCAAAGTCCATGCCCATCAGGCATCTAACTCCCTGTGTCTTCATGAGTCAGTCCGTCTGTTGCTGATGTCTCCCAAGACAGAGAGATCAACATTTAAGAGTAACGCTAAGGCCACCTTCGTATCTCTGTTTAAGCACAAGAGGAACCTGACTCAGTAGCACTTGACCTTCGAAGCGATAGCTCTCCGCCCTGCACGTGTTAAGAAAAATGAGACAAAACACTACCTCTATCCTTACCTATACCAACCAATAATACCTGAACATTAAGGGAGCTATGGTTCAATCCTTTTCGGAGTGGGTGAAGGCCAACAGGGCAGGCAAGAAGCAAGCATCATCTAACCGAACACCAACTATGAGTTCCAGTGGGCAGCTTCCGTCCAGTATCGAAGAGGATATAGATGATCTTCTCTCTGATCTCGGATCAACAGTATCTGCCACCCCTTCTGCTCTCGGAAGGATGATAACCCGACATCCCCCCACAGTAATGGATGCCCGAGTCCAACGTCTTGAGCATGAGGTCCTCAAGCTAGCCGATGAAGTTAAGAAACTTGCTCAACTTATCAAAGATATAAATGACATGGTTCTACCTACCAAATGTGAGCTGGAGTGAGATTTGGAGCTCCCTATGAGAAGAGAGAGTAGGATTCCGGTCAAGCAGTAGTGAGACACAACGTGTTAATTAAAAGCACACACACATACAGTCATAATGGGTATTCCTGAAACTGTTCTATCAAACCCAATTGTATCACTAGGGGTTGAGTCGTTTGCTCAGGTTTACAATGGATCACACAATCAGGCCCGAGGAAAGTATCAGATCGGGAAAAGTCAAGCTGAAAGTTTAGCTAGGTTCAAGGTTCACCCTACAAGCGTTGTAGCTGCACAATCCCAGTGGAATCCTCTCCTTTGGTCAGTTGAAGACTTGAGCCCCTGTGAGTCTATGGATTTGGTACTGTCAACGATCACGTTAGTCTCCGGTGCCCTCTCCAGCGGACTTAAAGGCCGAGTAGATCCACCTCTTGAAGTGGGCATCAATGGCTCCTTCCCTAACCTAACCAACTGGTCAGAGACAACACTCAAATGGTTCCGAAGAGCTGAAACATGGAGGAAGATTGTTAAGCACCAGGTACAGATGGATGCCAAGGGGCCAAATACATGGGAAACAACAAAAGTTTGTTTCGTAAATAGGCATTTTATCGTTATTCCCCTCAAGTCCATCGGCAACGTTGTTCTCTCCAATGACATGGTCTTGATGATCAAGGACATAACCCACTCCTACCTGTCGGCATCAATGCATTTAGACCTAGTGGGGGGCCAGTGTCACCTGCTTCATAGTGATTTAGAATTTTTAGAACACTGGTCTACACAAGTCCTCAAACACATGGACAACTCCGGGTACGAAGTAATCAAATCTATTGAAAGTGTCTGCAAGGGAAGAATTATTCAGCTCACTGAGACTGTGTTGGATCCAGATGAGGTTTATAACGAGATGATATCCAAGCCTAGGGCCAAGGAAATGGACAAGCTGGGCACCACCTCACTTACCCGCATGCTCTCAGATCACCTCCAGGGCATCACAGATGTAGACAGGGTCAGTGAGTTCTTCTGCCTGGTGAAAATGGCAGGTCATCCACAGGTTGATGTGCTGGGGGGGGGAAGGAAGGCTAAAACCAAAGGAAAGAGTCATCCCTTCCTTAGGGGTGATGACTGCAAAGGAATTGAGCGAAGTTTCTGCCACCTCTATACAAGAGGATACATTGATAAGCACAAAGAATGGCCTCCCCTCCAGTTCCTGAGGAGAGAAGGTGAAGACAAGTCTGAGCTGGAGAAGCTTAGAGATGATGACTTCAAGAATCTCCCACTAGGTCTCAGCATATATCCTGCTTCAGACTGGGACAGATGTGTATTCCTCCCACACAAGTCCTTTGACTTTGGGTCAGATATATTATCTATGATCTCTGATAAGTCTCTATCCTTTCTTAGGTCCGAGTTTGCTCATGCTTGGAATAAGTACCTTGACTTCCCGACTCCTAGACCCACCACTCAGAGGCGGGTCTTGCTGGAATTGCTCAAGATGTTACACTTCTCCTTAGAGGACATAGTGAGGATTGTCCAGAGAAGAGAAGTACCCAATGAGTGGAGGATTGTGACAATTACACCAAAGGAGAGGGAAATGAAAGTTGATCCTAGAATGTTTGCTATGATGGTTTTCCAAATGAGAACCTTCTTTGTGGCCTTAGAGCACAATACAGCCACCCACATCTTCCCTGAGATATCAGAACAGACCATGACCTTATCAAAGTTGGAGACTGTTAGGAGGTTTTTTGGCCTTAGTAATCCAGGAGAGCTAACAACCAAGGTTCATATTGAAGTTGATTTTGAGTCATGGAATCTGGCGTGGGAGGAGAAGTCAGTGGCCCCCATAGGAAGTCGATATGATCAGATCTTTGGTGAGCCAGGAACTTATACTTACATACACCAATTCTTCAAAGAATCCCTCATCAATGTCAGGGTGGAAGGGTTTGTACCTGAAGGGCTTAACTCTACAAACATTGAGAACCCACCAGAGTCAGACCTAATCTGGTACGGTCACCTAGGTGGATTTGAAGGAATTAATCAGAAGCTGTGGACCGGGTCTACATTTGGGATGATCCATTGGGCCCTATGGAATCTAGGAATTGACTACCAGATCTCAGGACAAGCAGACAACCAAGTTATTACACTCACAGTCCGGTACCCAGAAGGGATTGAGGAGCAGGATAAGACCCAGTTTGTCCGTGATCTAGTGGCTAAAGTCAAGGCAACTCTGAAAGCCAACTGTGCCAAAGTAGGACAGATCATAAAGGAGGAAGAATGCATCCAGTCAACTTCTTATCTATCTTATAGCAAGGACATGTGGGTTAATGGAAGGTCCTTATCAACGTCTATGAAATCCCTTACTCGATTATTCCCAACAACTTCAGATGACTGCCCAAGCCTCACAGAGATGATATCTGGACTGACTTCAGGTGGATTGTCAGTTGCTGAAAAATCCCTTGACTCAGGGAGTGCCTACTGGGTTACTCTTGCTCTAGTCGCTCTACTCATTCATAATGAGTTAACATCCTCTGTCCTACATAAGAGGCACCTTGGAAACCAACTTAGCTATGGTGAACTTATGCTCTCCGGAAGAATCTCAGTTTGCACAGTTCTGAGTGTAATTCCCCTTCCCCTAGGGGGATTGCCCACTCCATCATGGCTGGAGTTCATGCACAGAGGAGTACCTGACCCTCTTACAAGTGCCCTCACATGGTGTCACCTTATATCGTCTCTAAGGATAGTCAAGAGATGGCTAGGACACCTACTGGACCCCAGTTCACCATGGATAGAGTTAGACCCCAACCTTGACATGCTTATCCTAGACCCATTCTCCATACCTCTTAACAAACCTGCAAACCCCAAGCTCAAGGCAGCCAATGCCGTGAGAGATAATCTCTTGGATGCGACAAGGAATCACGACATCAGGGCTATGCTCCATTCAGGTGATGTGAGGACAAGGGAGGATATATTAAAGTGGTTATCTGAAATGAAACCATTTTATCCGAAAGTCGCCCATGAGTTATACTCATGCTCACCCTCTGGAGTTGTGGAGAAATTCTCAAAGAGATTTACCACTACAAGGACACTACTATCATTAGGGGCTATGTGTGGTGTGGACGTTCAGGGGATATCAACTAGGTCTGACTTTAGAACAATTTCATGGACGTTGTCAAGCTTGAGAACTTCAATCTTAAACCTGCCCCCAGATAGATATCAAGCTAAATGGAAGCCCAATTTAAGTTATGTGCAGGCGAAGACACTTAGGATGAGATGGACGGGGTCTAATCAACTTGGAGTGACCACGGCCCACGCTTTTGACCTCGGGAGGTACTCCAGTGCCCCAGTAACCGAACCAATATCTCAAGGAGTAGTGATTGCCAGGATAAGTGAGCTATGTACTGATCCAATTCACTCGAGAGGTCATTCATCACCCTATCTAGGCTCATCTACTCAAGTCAAGACAGCTTATAAGAGTGCTAAACCAGTAGACTCTAGTCCTCCTGTCAAAGATGCCTTAAAGATACTTTCTTTAAGAAACTGGATCGCCCAGCCAGGCAGTAGAATGTGGGATGATATGTCCAGACTCGCCCAAACTAGAGTCTCCTTCCCCACATCAGACCTTGACCAGTTCATCGACCCAGTAATAGGCGGGACACTTATACACCGTCTCACTATGTCCGATGCTGAATCAGGAGCTTATCTCTCGTGCCATCCCAACTTGGCTAGCAACATAGTTTTATCTTCAAATCTATCAGGACCTATTGGGGAAAGAGACTACCCTGTGATGATGCAAGCCGTTTACTTGACACTGATTGCCCTCCTTGGGTTAACCTGGGTCAACTCTGACGGTACTTCCAGAGGCCTATGTAGAGGTGTCAGGTTGTGCTATTTACAACCCGATGTTACTGAGCTAGATGAGATCTTTGATGTTCCAATGGGGGATCCAATTAGTCGAATGCCCAATGTAGGTTTACCAGGAGAATCATCCTTCTTGACTGGATCAAGCGTTTATGTCCCAGGTAGGTCGAGACGTTCAGCTGAGTGTTTGAGTGTTAGTCCAGATAGGATAATAAGAGAATATAAAGATGGGTCTCTTGTAGACTGTCTTCGTCATCATCTCAGACAATGGATTAAGAGGATTCCCACTCCTATAAGGATGGGAGGGAGGTCATGGGCTGAGGAACTTCCCCTCAAGGTTATTGATATTCCTGAGGTCTACCACATCCTCGATGTTGACTTTCTCCGAGGTGTGATGGCAGCCATAATGGACAGAATCAAACTTGGACGACTCTACAAAGAAAGTCAAGCGGATTGGGAAAACAGATATAAGGAAACCTCTCTTGATGCACTACTTAAGGTTGCCCCTGGATTGCTTAGTACTTTCAACTCCACCCAAAGGACACAGGTTTCGAAACATCTTGGGCGATTGTATGGGATAGAAGGTTCTATCAGGTTCTCCTGCCTCTGCATCAATTACTGGAGAGACCTAGGGCTAGATCATAAAGTGGTAGTCTTTACCAGAGAGCCTGAATCCTTAAGTACCTCAATAATGATCCTCTTCAACCGCTTGATTACCCGCCTGAATCTAGTTGGAACCAGACAATCACTGTCTTCTGCCAAGGCTCTCGGGGAGATAACTAGAAAGATCAACATGCTTGCTGTGGACAGTTGGGACTTACAGCGAAGACTATGGATTGCTGTTGAGCGGGTGGAGTTCCTCCAAGAGTCCCTGGTCAAAACCAATGTGCTTCCGGCTCAGGTGATAAGAAATCTTAGGAAGGAGGTGATACCCGACGCAGTTGAGATTGATATCCTAGCTTACCTGAACCTTAGAGAAGAAGAAATCAAGGATCTTATTATGACAAGCTGTGGTGAGTGTAAACCAAGTGGATTGGAGCTCGATCTCAACACTACCGCTGTCAACCTTGAAAGGGAGGAAGTTATCAGTGGTTGGGTCAACAGGCCCCTCTCCTACCTAGGGTCGGGCTTGTACAACTGGCTTCCTGTAAGAGTTTTAACCAACCCTCAGACCACTTACCATATTATAGGTGCTGGGGATGCAACAATTGATGCTGTTCTTCATCAACAATCCACAAGAATATATTACGACACCCTCGAGAGTACACTAAGGAGAGGTCAGTCCATGGTGGACCCCCCCAGCAGAGGCAAATCACACTACTCATCCCTCTGCCCCCTATCTTGGAGTGGTAATATTGACATCAGAGATCCCCACTCCATATCTCAGATTGTCAATTATATTAGTGATATGTCAACTGTGATAATTGATGTTGACCTGGTATCTGTTCAAGACAGGGTTAGAGCAAGAGATATTATTAGTTCAAAAAGGCCGGGGGTACTGGTGCTTGTCAGGCTCACAGGGGAAGAATCCGAGATTAAGACCATAGAAGAGGCTATCTGTTCTTCAAGTTCAAACTCCACAGTGTGGTGGAGGTCCCCAATCCACCCGGCTAATGAAATAATGGTAGGAAACTCCTCAGGGACAAAGATATGCCCGGCAATACCTCTTACAAACCGAGGAGGATGCAGGTCCCACTCTGACTCAATCTTAAGGATTGTCACTCCCGAACAATGGAGAGAGGAACGGGAATATACTTCACTATCCTCCAAGCTAATAATTGATCGGCTAAAGCTTGCACGGAGAAGTGCCAACAGAGAGGAGGAGCGTATTATTATAGTTAACCGTGTGCTTGAGAGTTTTGAGTAAGGACAGCTGTGAATGTTTTGTGTTAATTAAAAACAATGCCAAAGCCTATACCGATAGACTCATAGTATCCATTGTAACCCCCTTACAACCCAGGAATCTTGAAAACGCGTCAGTTTAACACATAG